AGTCAATACTATGAAAGACAAGCGTACATATACAAATAAGAAAGAACATGGAGAAGATATGACTCATGAAAATGAATCTAAAATAGATACTGTTACTGCATTAACCGATCAATACAGAACAGAATTACATAAGTACAAAGAAAGAGAAGCTTTACATTTGATGGTTGAGAATCAATTGAGTGGAACTAAACAAATTATAATTGAAATGTCAGCTACAATTAAAAAATTAAAAATTGAGAACGATAACTTCCAAGCAGAAATTGCTAGACTTAGAGAAGAGATTCAACTATTAGAGATGCAGATAAAAAAATAATGAGAGTA